GGTAATATATTATCTCTAATACTACCTGATGGTACATCTACATCTCTAAACTCAGCTGGAGAAATTGGTGTTTCATCACCTTTAATACGTAAGCCTCTAGACTTAAACCCACCTGGTAAATTAGATAGTGTACCTGCATCAACTAACTGTCTTAATATCATAGTACCTGATTTAGCAAACGCACCTATTAGATGTATTAAACCAAAGTGATAAAAACCAAAACCAGGGACATAACCATAGTGTACAAAGTGCTGACGTTTTTGTCTGGTCTTATCATCTTGACTCCAGTTACGTCTAATAGCTAAAACTGTGTTAGTAGATTTTTCTATAGTTACTACATAAGGTAATGCTATTCCTGTTTTCTCTCCATCTTGCTCATCTTCGTAACCTTCTAAGTCAAGGTCAACATGCATCTCTAATATTTTCCAACGACTATCAGTTGTAGCACTAAAGCCCATCTTCTCAGCTATCTTTTTCTCAACGTCATCTAAGTCGTAAGTTGGTTCACCTAAATCTACATCTTTATAAAATTCTGCTACTTGTAACTTACGTAATTCATTTTGTGTCTTACGCATTACATGAGTAACTCTTTCTGCACTTTCTAAATCAGATGCACCGTAAGGTACAACTATATCTTCTGCAGGAATATACATAGACACTTGACGTTCTAAGTTAGGGTCATAATAAACTTTCTTAAATGCGTTACCTGCAAGACCTAAACCCCATAACATTCTTTCGTGTTCTGGTCTGTACTCAGTCATCTTTTCAGTTAACTGATAATTCATGTTCTCTTGTACACGAGCCGCTGCATCTTTACATTCCTCAGTTTCTTTACCAATGATTTGTGTCTTTACTGGACCTGAAGCTGGGAATATTTCTGTCATAGTTTCTGCTTGGAACTTGACAAGAGTTTCTGTTAGTAGTGGGTGATATACATTACATGCTCCTTCCCACGGTTCACTTCTGTCTTCTAGTTTAAGACCTAAAAGGTCTAACCCATCAACATAAGTGTCTAGCCAATCTTTTCTTGAACTTACATCACCTGAATACTCTTCTATTAAATCATCTGCTAGTTCATTAAGTAAATCATCTTCCATTTCTTCCGCAAGGTTAAGATTAAATTCATCATCTTCCATACGGTCAGGGTCAATATTAATTTCCATCCCATCAACACTAATGTTGACTTCATCGGGGTCTACTATTTCTATCTCTAGTTCAGACTCGTTCTGAGCCAATTCTTCCATACCTTTAGGAGCTTCGTATAAACCCTTATCAACATTATTATCTTGTGCCATGATTTTTTCCTATAAGATACAGATGAGTACTAATATAACCAACACAATATTTATTACTAAATTGTATTGACTGTGTTTTTTCTTTAACCATTTAATTTTCTCTCTTATAAATTGGTATACCATAATTATCTCCGTTGTTAAATAACATATAGACGTTTCTGATTATACCTTTTAAAACTTTGTATATCATCTTCTTCGTCACTTGGCAACCTAATAAATCCACCTTGTCTGAACCGCATTAGTGCGAGGGTTGTCGCATCCACTAAGTCGTCATTTGCACCTGAAGGAAAGTCATTACACTCTTCAATTACTTCGTGTGCCCATCTTCTGTCTGGTGCCCACACAATACCTGAATTAAATAAGTCAGACACTGCATTTACTCTGCTTATTTTATCCTGTCCTTTACCAGGAGTAAACTCTCCTACAGGAATACCCATACGCCTAAACTCTTGGTAAAGAGCAGCTCCATTTGACTTCTTCTCCACTACAAACGCATCAGGTTCCCATGCTTTATACTCTTCTATACATAATTCTTTAAGTTCTGGAAACTCTAGTCTTCTTTTAATCGCATCTAGTAATATTATATTATAATTGCTTGTTTCTTCATTCATAAACACACCCCATGTAGTCAGGGCGTTGTAATCCGCACGGTTATGGGATTCTTGAGCAGCATCGAGTGTCATTATAATAAATTCACAGCTAGGTGGGTCTTCTTTTTCCCATATATTCCACCATTCTCTCTTGATTAACGCTCCTTCTTCTGATACTGGGTTNTGCATGTACTGAGCGTTCCAATATCTTATGTCTAATGCTGCACGTCTTGACTGTAATTCTTTTAATGGCCAAAACTCAGGCCATAATGGTACTTCTTCTCCATCTTCTTCTAGTATTGCTGGAAACTCTACCACTTCCCAGTCATCTACTTCATCATTCTTAACCATTTGGTTAACAATTTGCCCTGTTAAGTCTAGTTTAGACCAACGTGTCATCACTACAATGATAGCACCGCCTGGCATTAGACGTTGTAGGGGTCCAGATTGAAACCATTCCCATGCTGGTAGAAAAACATCAGACTTTCCTAGCTTTGCATCTTGCTCAGAATGAGGGTCATCAATGATAAATAAATCAGCCCCACGACCAGCAAGAGCACCACCCACACCAATAGCGAAATACTCCCCATTAAAATTCGTACCCCACCTCGAAGCTGACTTAGAGTCTGCTTGGAGCGAGACATCTGGGAATACATCCTTATACGAGTCTGAGCCCACCAAATTTCGAACTCTACGACCAAAGTTAACAGCCAAATCTGCAGTGTGCGAAGCCATAATGACTTTCTTCGCAGGATGTCTGCCCAAAAACCACGCTGGGGCAAGGTACGAAATGAGTTCACTTTTTCCATGTCGGGGTGCAATATTAACAATGACTCTTTTTCTTTTCCCGTCAGCAATTTCTTCAAATAACTTAGCCAGTCTCGCATGATGTGCTCCTACTTTGTAGTCTGGATAGACGTGTTTTATAAAATCAAGGAAAGTTGCCCTACCTTGGGTTTTAATTAATTCTTTTTTGTACTTTTTTAATAGCTTTAAGCTACGTTGTCTCTCTGCTTCAGACATATTAGGTAGATTTTGCTGTAGTAAATCTAAATCTTCTTCACTAATCATCATCAACCTCCACATCTTCAATATCTATTATCTCAGTTGTACGTACAACTTTGCCTTTAAGCTCATTAATTGTCTTCATAAGTTCTTTTTCTAGTTCTTCACCAGACTGATTAATGTGAGTAATCTCTGTTTTCTTCTTAAATGCATCAACTCCGTCTATTTCACCCACTGCTTTAAGTGCTGTAATACGTTCTCTTGATGATTTAGCAGAGTATGCTTCTTGAAGTAGTCCATTTAGTACAGTAAGTTTTATATCCGCTAGGTCTTTAGCTACCATGTGGCTAGTTTGTGCTACCATACCTGCAAGAAACGCTATGGTCTCATTAGGGTAATTACCAAAGTCAGGTTTAAGTTCAGGATTAGACATCATTTCTTCAGCAAGAATCTCAGCTTCTTCCATGTTTTCTTTAGAAGGTTCTATATTTTCATCTTGTATATCTGCAAGCATCTTTATAGTGTTAGTGCGAGCTTCAAGTTCTTCTTGGGTAGACAAATTTGGTAATGCTTCTTTAGCATTCTTAGGAATAGGAACATCGTCCTCTATGTGTGGAACTACTACTGTTTGGTTATCCATGTGTCGCTGTTTACACCTATGTATATTATTTGCAGCTTACTTTACTTATTGGTAGTATAATATATAATATAAGTGTTGACAACAAAATACTATGAGGATTTATTATGAAAATGGATATAACCAAAGAAGGAGTTCTACATATAGATTTATTTGATGTAGAGACTCAAGAAGAACAAGACCAATTTATATACTATTATTTAGGTCTTTCGAGAGATGTTAAAAAGAAATTTGAGAATGCATACTATAGTTTATATCACAAAGAACTATTGTCTAACTCAGAGGCACAAGTTATTCATACTGATGTAAATAACATCACTCACATTGAAGTACATCCTAACGATATACTAAAAAACTTAAGGATGATAAAACAAACATTAGCAGGAGATGTTGTAGACAAACCTAAGCCTGAGTCTAAGCCTCACTTAGTTGTCGTAGAAGATGAAAACGAATAAACCAAAGTATCCCTTATTTATTGTAGTCTGGAAAGACCACACAAGTGATAGTTCTTGGAAAAGCCTTGAAGATGTAGTTAAGGAGAAATGTATTCTTGCCTATAGTATAGGCTATCTACTGCATCAAGATAAAGAAGCAGTCAAACTATGCAACACCTACACTTCCGATGGCGGCTGGGGTGGGCTGGACTTGATACTAAAGTCTTGTATAGTAGAGATGTACGAACTGGAGATTGTAGAATAACCCCTATGTAATGACTCCTAATAAGCTCCTCCTCGAGTAAACGTCATTACTTTTTTCCCTAGCCTGGTGCTAGGGATTTTTTTGTGAAAAATTTTTTTGATTAGCCTTTCTATTTACAAGGGGGGTACTTCCTGTATTAGTAAAGTTACGGGCTGGACTTTGAAAATGGTGTGGTGATTTGAGTATATTATTGTGTATATACGATAGCGTATCTTGAGCTATATATTTGGGGGGTTGGGGGTAGGTGGGTTCTAGTTATTAGACTTATTAGTAAACCTTTGCTATACTTATTTCAATCTCAAAGCAATAATGCATATTGAGAATTACTGGAGAAAAACTATGGGCAAAATATTTGTTAACCCACTAGCTTTTGAAGTATATAAAAAGCTTTCAAGTTATTTCGCTAGACACCCTGAGCTTGCAAAGGGAGACCCAAACAGAGATGCCATGATGATAGTCGGTAACATCTGTATGGATGATGATAAGCTTTTAGAGTTAGAAGAAGCTATCAAGGAGTAAGTTAACCATGGGACAAGGATGTCCCAATTTACTGGAGAGAGAGATATGCAACAGTTAGAAATGTTTCCTACTATTAGGATGTTCACACTAATCGAACAGTTAGAAAGACATATGAGAATGTTCAGAGTTAATTTTACATAT